CGGAAGTGTCAACATAGTGAGGAAGTGGCTGTCATTAAAAGACAGCTGCTTCCACCCCTTGGCACTCCAGAGGTGCGTCAGCACCAATGGAACCGCGCCTTTGCCAAGTTGTCCAAAAAGCTCCATCGACCCGAATTGACTTTGACGGGCGAGGAGATGATAGCGAAGTACCGAGAACATCTCAATGCGCCCAAGCGCAGAGCCTTCGACTACGCACTGGACAAACTAGACAAATGGGGGGACCTGCCAGACGTTAGGTCCAAAAATTTTACCAAGCTTGAAGTTGGGGTGGGTAAGACAAGCATCCACAAACTTCATGCTCGGTTGATTTCTGGCAAGAGTGATGAATACTTGGCTTTGACCGGTCCTGAATATTATTGTTGGACCAAAGAGCTTGGCAAGTTGAACTGGAGTTGCACAGATGAGCATCTCCTATCACTCGACGTTTGGCCCCGCCTCATCTACGCGGGAAGTTATAGAGCCGAACATCTTGGTGCTTTCGTTTCATTTATGGAACTCAGTGGTTACAATGCCTACGAATTTGATTTTTCGAGGTATGATGGACACACTGAAGTGGAAGCGCTTAATAGTGAATTCGAGTTCTATTCAGGCCAATTATCAGAACGACTTTTGGAATTACTCTCCGCCCAACTCAAAACCAGTGGTTCGTGTCCTTTAGGAACGAGGTTTAAAGTTAGAGGCAAGAGAGCATCGGGGGTGATCAACACAACGATGGGAAATACGTTGTGCGGTCTCGCTCTCTATAATTCCATACTCGAAGACATGGGGGTGAAAGACTACTACGTCGTCCAACTCGGAGACGACTCAATGGTGTTCACTAGAGAAGCCCTGCTCGTGAGTGAGGTCGTTGAAAGGTGTGAAGCATTTGGACATAAACTCGAAGGAATCGATCATGGCAACACGTCCGATTCCTACGACAGGTTGTCTTTTTGCTCGGCCCTGTTTTGGAACATAGGTTCCGCTAAACGCGGGCCGGTTCTTCAAGCAGAGCCAGTGCCGGGCCCACACAGGATAATGGGTCCAAAACCTTTCAGATGCTTGGCCAAAACTTTTATACCTACCCAGCGGTTGAATCCCAGCCACATGTCCGCCCATTTGGGCGGCGTTGCTTTGGGCTTCAAACATTATAAGTGGATTCCCGTGCTAGGGGAGGTATGCGACTTGATTATGAAGCACCACCGGCCTGGCCGAGCTTTCAACGACATTAATCCGTACAAATTATCTTTGACCAAGGAGTACGACGTCGATGAATCGGCTGTTTACGCGCAATTTCTTAATAGATATGGCGTTAGACCGGAGATCGTCATGGCAGTTCTCAGACAAAATGACTTTAGTCATGTCTCTACTTCTGTTGAACACCATGTATTGGAAGCGTGCTTGCAAGTTGATGGCGTGGAGAGAATTATGTAAACAACAGCGTCCTGGACATTTGACGTTAAACTGTCCCGTGGGGCCACCGCGCAATGGCCATGGTTAGCATTTCGTCCTAAAATGCAGCCGCGCCCTTTCGGCAATAAGAGAGGCCTGTAGTCCAGCAGACGAACCC